CGCGAGAAGGACGTCAGCCGCGTTGCGGTGCTCGCCCGCCAATACGCCGAACAGGCACTCGCCCCGTTGCTCAAGGACGGGCGCGCCGACAGCATCACCGTCACCACCTCCCGCCAACAGCCAGGCTGGTTACAGCTGCATATTCAGGTGGAAGACGCCAGCGGCCGCATCCAGCACTTCCAGCATCCGGTGAGGGTGGCCTGATGCCGTTCATCGTTCCCGCCTTCGCCAAAATCCGCGACGACCTGCTGCGCGACCTGAAGAACCAGCTGCCCGATGCCGACACCGGCCCGGACAGCGACTACTTCATCCGTGCCACCTCGGTCGCCAGCGCCATCGAAGGGCTGTACCAGCACCAGGCGTGGATCGTCCGTCAGATCTTCCCGGACACCGCCGACCGCGAGTACCTGGAGTTGCACGCCCGCGTGCGCGGCCTCATCCGCAAGCCGGCTGTGGCTGCCCAGGGGCAGGCCCGGCTCACCGGTACGCCTGGTGCGGCAGTGCCTTCCGGGCTGACCATCAAGCTGGGCGAACGGGTCTACACCACAACGCAGGCCGGCGTGATCGATGCTGCCGGCAGCGCCACCGTTGCCGCACTGGCGAACCTGGCCGGCACGGCTGGCAATGCCCAAGGGAACACGCCGGCCGAACTGACTGCCGCGCCGGCGGGCATCACCAGCCAGGTCGTCATGGTCAGCATGACCGGCGGCGTCGACGAAGAGTCAGACGGCGAACTGCTCGCCCGCCTGCTCGAGCTGATCCGCCGTCCGCCGGCGGGCGGCAACAAATACGACTACCGGCGCTGGGCGATGGAAGTGCCCGGCGTGTCGGCCGCCTACGTCTACCCGCTTCGCCGCAGCCTGGGCACCGTCGACGTGGTAATCACCTCGGCCGGCAGCCTGCCGTCGGCGGCAACCCTCGCCGCCGTACAGGCGCATATCGACGACGTGCGCCCGGTCACGGCCAAGCACTCGCTGGTGCTGGCCGCCACAGAAAAGGTGGTTAACGTCGCGATGGCGGTGCAGTTGTCCGGCATCACGCTCGACGCGGCCAAGGCCCAGATCGGAGCGACGCTGACCAACTACTTCAACCAGCTTGAGCCCGGCGAGACGGCGATCAAGAGCCGGATCGAGGCGCTGGTCTCAGACCTGTCCGGCGTAGTCGACCGCGCGGTCACGCAGCCGGCCGCCAACGTGGTGCCGCTGGTCGACGCGACCAAGGTGGAATGGGTGCGCCTCGGCACCGTTACGGTGGTGCTGCTGTGATGGGCCACGCCGAGCTGCTGGCCCTACTGCTGCCGCCGGTGAGCTACGCCCCAGGCGGGGCTGCCCTACAGGCCGAATTGGTAGCCGAGGGCAAAACGCTGGATGCCACCCTTGCCAGTGCCGAGCGCGCCAAGGGGGCGGTGACACCGTTTTTCGCCGAGCAACTGCTGCCGGATTGGGAGCGGGTGTGCGACATCACCCCGCCAAGTGGCGCGCCGTATCAGCAGCGGCTGCAAACCGTGCTGGCCAAGCTGGCCGAGACCGGGGGCTTGTCGATTCCGTACTTCACCCGCCTGGCGACCGAGATGGGGTACCGCATACGGATTGAAGAGCCCGAGCCCTTCCGCTCTGGAAATGGCCGGGCCGGTGATGCTTTGTGGACTCCCGACATTCTTTGGGTTTGGCGGGCCCGTATCTTCGGACAGCAAGGTGCCCGGACTTATCAGTTCCGCGCTGGCGCTTCTACCTCGGGCGAACGCCTGACCGCATTCGGTGATCCGGTCATCGAGTACGTGATCCGCGATCTCAAGCCCGCACATACCTTTGTGTACTTTGCCTATGAGGAACCCGCATGAAACCCCTCATGCCATCCATTGGAACTGCTGACAGCCTGTTTCATGACGGCAATCCAGCAACTGGCGAGCTTGGCACCATTGTCAGCGCAGAGTGGCTGAACAATGCCCAAGGCTGCTTGCAAGACCTCCAGCGCGAAATCATCGCCGCCTTGGCGGCCGCACAACTTGCGCCTGATGCAGCAACAGCAGGACAGCTGCTCTCCGCGCTACAAGCCCTGTTCCTTGGCAAGACGGCTCAGGCAGCGGACGCCGCCAAGCTTGGCGGACAAGCCCCAAGCTACTACGCCAAAGCCAGTGACTTGGCTGGTGCCGGCAGTCGACCAGGCAGGTTCGTCGCCACCTTCAAAGACACGCCGGAGCCAGGCACGCTCGTGTGCAACGGTGCAGCAGTCAGCCGCGTCACTTACGCCAAATTGTTCGCAGAAATCGGCACCAAGTACGGCGCTGGGGACGGTTCATCTACATTCAACCTGCCGAACATTCCTGATGGTTTTGCGCTGCTGGCCGCCAACGGATCAGCTGTCGGCAGTAGCACTGCTGGTGAAGTGAAGTCGCACAGCCATACCGCTTCGAGCTGGACGGATACCCAAGGGGCACACTCCCATTCCATCCGGGGTGGGCTCACGGACATCGATGGCGGTCTGGTCGGGGGTGGTCGCGGCGCCCAAGCTCAGACGCTGACAACCGAGGCTGGCGGTGCGCATACACACAATGTTGGAACGACCATCAACGCTGCCGGCGTCGCCAACAACCTGGCGGCGGGCATGCGGCTGCTGATTTGCATTGCCTACTGAACACGAGAAAGCAAACATGAGCCTGGAAGCATATCGTCTTGTCTGCGGGATCGACGCGGACAAAATTTATCTTGGCCAAGTAAGGGCATACTTGTCTCCTCTGGATGGCACATACCCAACCCCGGCCAATGGCATCGCCATCTCGCCACCTGATGGTGAGTTAGCTGCCAACCATGTTTGGCAGCTCAATGTCGCAGAAGACGGGTGGGTTTCCATCCCTGACTATCGCAGGACCAGGCTGTACGACACTGTGACAGGTCAACCTTTGCCGCCGAGCAAATTGGGGGAGCCTCTCCCTGAAACAGCCACGTTGCTCACGCCACCAATGGTTGGCGCAAAAGAAGCGCGCCGCTGGGACTCTGCGATGGGGCGATGGGAGCTTCTACCCGATCTGCGAGGCGAAGGGTATTGGCTGGCCGATGGCCAGTACCACGTCATTTGTGAAATTGGCGAGACACCGCCAGTCGGCGCACTCACCGAACCCCCGCCCCCCACAACCGAGCAGCTTGAGTTCGCCGCGCGTAGTCAACGTGACGTACTCCTGTCGAGCAGTGAATGGCTCATCCAACGCCACCGCGACGAACAAGAAGCCGGACGCCAGACCTCGCTATCCACCGAACAGTACGCTGAGCTGCAGACTTGGCGACAAGCGCTACGCGATTGGCCAACAAGCCAGGGTTGGCCGACAGTCGCAGTGCCACAAGCACCCGCCTGGCTCAACAACTAATTGAATTCGTCGACCCGAGCATGGGTCATGAGAGACAGCGACCGGGCGAGTGCTACGAACACCCGCCCGGCCAGCTGACCGCAGAGATAGCCTGCAAGTCACCCCAAGGCTGCCGCCTTCAGCGCTGAAAGCGCGGCAAGTCTAGCGGAATAATTGTCACCCGATAAGGGCTTGCAGATGTTTAACACCGATATTCGCTGTGGCCAGTGCGGCCGCAAGCTGGCCGAAGGCCGTTACCTCGAACTGACCATCAAGTGCCCGCGCTGTCGGGCCATGAACCATCTGAAGGCCGAGAGCCTCACCCCAGAGCGCCCAGGAGCGCCCCGACCAGGAGAAACCCATGATCAGCAGCCCGATCATTCCCTGGCTGGGCGGCAAACGACGCCTGGCTGACAAGCTGATACCGTTGTTCCCGAAGCACGAGTGCTACGTGGAGCTGTTCTGCGGTGGCGCAGCGCTGTACTTTCTGCGCCCCGTACCCGCGCCTGGCCGGTACCTACGTCGAGCACCTGCCCTGGCAGGACTGCCTGAAGCGCTACGACCGGCCGTATACTTTCTTCTACGCCGACCCGCCGTACTGGCAGACCGAAGGCTATGGCATACCGTTCGAGTTCGACCAGTACGAGCAGTTGGCCGAAGTCATGCGGACGTGCAAGGGCAAGGTGATGGTTAGCATCAACGACCACCCAGATATTCGAGCCGCCTTTGATGGCTTCTGGATGGAGGGACTGGACATCAAGTACAGCATGGCAAACTCGCAAGGCGCGCCGGAAACCAGCCGGGAGCTGGTGATCACCAACTGGGCGCCTGAAGCGCTTGGTCAGCTGTTCTAGCCACCAATGCAAAGCCCCGCTTCATGGGCGGGGCGAGTGACAATCAAAGCGCGAATCATGGGCTACCCACCACTAGGCGTCGGTGCCAAAAAGTGCGCAAACGGGTGACAAAATGCGCGCCGCGTTACAATAGCGAAGCTGCGGTGCGGAAAGGGAGAAGATTTGCAGCAGGCTGCAGCGAGTGCAGCAATGTGGGGTGGTGGTTAGATTGTCACCAGGGGGATTCGGTCGATGGCGGCGCCAAACTCAATGACGGCGCGGGTTTTACCGATTCCTAGCATGAAAATCCCTTGCAAAACTTTTGACACTTATTGCGCAAAAATGAACAGTTTTTAGCGGGGTTTTGACACCAAAACGAGCAAGAGTAGAAGGTTTCTGCAAACGACTGCGATCCTTGTATTTGCTGGGGTTGACGAGGCATTACCTCGCTATATAACCAAAAGTTATTGCAAACTTAAAAACAAAGAAGTGTAACGAGAGGCCACCCTCTTCACCGAAGACTTAAATGCAGCCTGCAAGGCTTGTAAAATAAGGCTTTGATACGATTCCACTATGCACGTCAGCCAATGCTGAACATGAAAGAACATTAACGTCAGAGCAGGCGGGTAAAGCCTATGTCTTCCATGTCGCACATGGTTATACAGTTCCGATTTGACCTTGAAGAATCGGAAGCGTGGAAACAGTGAGCACGTATACTTCTACTTTATGCAATATGTTGATTTTAAAAGAAAAATTACATTACATTGCATTGACGCCTTCTGCGCGAATCGGAAACAAATCGGAAATGGCATCCCCAGGCTCGCCGTCAGCACAACGCGGACCTCATCACTTGACAGCTAAACCGCTAGTACCCATACTGATCAAGCCGCAGTCAATCCTGTGGTCGGGCGTGAGAACCCGGATTATGTAGGCGGATACCGCCGCGAAAGCGGTTTTTTTGTGTCCGTACGTCTGGCAGTGCCTCAATGGCGGGCCGGACGGGGCAGCCTTATGGCTGGCCGGTGCCTACTACCGGTATTCTCACCCCCGTTCGGCCTGCCACCCTCCGTGAGAAGCGGGTGGCAGAATAGATCCGCTAGTAGGAGGCACCTTCATGCTACGTCTTGTCTCGCGCCTTTACCGCGCCCTGTTCTCTGCCGTTTCCGTTTCCACTCTTCCCGAAGCCAAGGCACTTGCCACACAGTTGGTCGGAAACGGCTCACGTGTTCAGATTCAACCCGTTGCTCAAGGGTTTGTCGTTACGAAGATTGGAGGTGCATTGTGATCCAGTCAGTATTCATGATTTGTGTAGACTCAGGCAATAAAGTTGGCCTCGCCTACGAATCAATTTTTACCTCCAGAGAATCAGCAGTTCGGTCGATGGAAAAAATGCAGAAAGGGATTGTTCAAGACTTATGCATTGCCGAATTTAAGCTAAACGAATTCATTGGTCGAAAGATCGAAATTAATAGCAAATAAAAATAGTATCTAAAAACAAAGCCACTTCCAGTGGCTTTGTTTTTTGGGGTGAAGTGCATTTTCTATCGCTCGCGTAAAAAAGCACAGGGAAAATCTTGACCACCATGCAAAAGCATCCAGCCACTCAGAACAGAACAAAGATCAGCCACCTGCTCCGCTTCTAAAGCGCATGACAGCTCCTCCACTTCCCCAATCACTATCCCTATAGATAGCTCATTCTGCCGGACACGAATGGTAATGCCACGCTGAGTGCCTGTGGCTTTTCCATCGAACCAAAAAACCTTCTCTTCCATAACATCCCCCAGTAAACAAGTTGCGGCCAATCAGCTTGCCATGTGCATTAAATATAGAGGATTGCCGTGACCAACAAAAGCAAAACAGAGTGTATATTTTTCCCGGGGAAATTTTCCTCCATCGAGAAATTCACTGGCAATTTCTCATTGCCGCGCATGCCTAGATGCGTTACATAATAATCAACATCTATAATTCTCATGCCAATAAATTTGCAGGTGCGATTTGCATGAATTTCTTCAGGCTTTTTTTGTAGGGAATTTTATATGAGAATATTGGAAAACAACTTTGCGGAGAGCCGCGAATGGAACATTACCGCTTACCTGAGACGGTAAAAAAACTAATCAAACTAATAGGATTTGAATCCACGCATGCGCTAATCAAGCATTTCGGAGGCATCATGCTTTCGATAGGGAAAGGCGTTAGAGGCAATGGGATGGCAAAATACGAGGCCGTCGCAGAAGTGATTGGCTATCCCGCCATGGAAATACTTAGCAAAGAATTTAGCGGGAAACATTTATCTGTCCCGCGTTGTCTTCAGGCTTTTATTGATTATCGAGACGCAAAGATAGCTGAGGAGCTAGGGGAAAAATTAAATGAGATTGGAAAGAATAACTCTGCAAAATTATTAACAGAGAAATACAATCTAACAGAAAGGAGTGTTTACCACATTATCGCCAAGAAAAAATTCATAGCAGAAGAAAATCAATTCGCGGGGCTGTGTGCAGGGGTTTTTCAGTTGAAAAAAGAGAAGCTAACTGTGGCATTAATCCGCTACGCTCGTGATAAAGGCAGATTTTGCTGCGACATGATAGACATCATCGGAGCTGAAGCATTTCTTGAGCTGGTCAAGATGTTTGGTGGCAGAACTTTGGCCATTCCGGCAATGAAAAAAGAAGAAGGTTTGCTTGTTTACGAAAAAATTGCAGATGCTGCCGGCTACGAAGCGGCCAGCGATTTGACTAAGAATTACTCTGGAGAAACTGTCGCAATTCCAAAGGCTTATCATGCCTTGAAATTGGGAAGGGATATCGAGCTTTTAAGGGAGTTCGAGAACATGCTTGACGATGGCAGCGCCACAACAGCGGTGGAGGATCTGGCACGCAAGTATCAACTGACAACCAGGCAGGTTTGGAACATTCTGAAAAAACCACTTCCCATCCACTGAAGCACATCATTTTTAGGTGACGCATTTCAGTCGCTTATCTTTGTCGTGAATCATTTCACCACAGAGGGCACTGAGATGCGCGAACCGACCACCACCTATGAAACGCTCCTGTCGCTGCTTGGCGAAAAAGGTGCCATCAATATGTGTGAAGCCTACGGCGGCCACACCATCCGCATTCCCAAGACGTTCCGTAGCGAAGGGCTGAAAGGCATCTGGCACACCCGCTTTGGCAAGGAAGGTACGGCTGGGTATTTCGCCCCAACGTGACCGGTGATTTCGGAGCATCGTGACCGCTGGTTTCGGCGGAACGTGACCGGCCATTTCGGCTGAACGTGACCGAT